GAAAACCAGATGGGCGTGCCGTTGCACCTGTGGAAAGTACTCTACCCATCGACCGTCCGCGCTGTTAGCCGGAAATGAGGACCGGTGCCACGATTGCGCTATCAAGCGCATGGCAACAGATGGCATCGGCGGGCGCTGTGTCGTGTGCGGCGGGCTCGCTCGGTTTATGCCCTATTGCGGCAAGTGCGGGAAAACGCGCGGGCGGGAAGCACCTAGCGTTACGCAGATTGTGCTGAAAGGAGGCGTATAATGGCACGAGCCCGTAACATCAAGCCTGGCTTTTTCGAGTCCGACGACCCGGCAAAAGTCGGCTACCAGCAGCGCCTCCTGTGGATCGCCATGTGGACGCTAGCGGACAAAGAAGGCCGCCTGGAGTACCGCCCGACGCGGCTCAAAAAGTACGCCTTCGGCTTTGATCCGGCGACCGTGGAAGACGTCGCGCAGTGGGTTCACGACCTCCACGACGCCGGGCTGATCGTCCTTTATCCGGTCGGTTCTGTCGAGGTAATTCAGTGCGTAAACTTCCTGAAGCACCAGCGGCCGCATTATAAGGACCCGGAAAGCGAGTATCCGCCGCCATCAGGCCAAATCAATCATAGGCCGATGATAGAGCAAAATCCCAGGATTCCCCAGGATTTGCCTCTATCATACGTCAATGATAGGCCGATTCCCCAAAGTTCCCCAGGATTCCCCAGGATTCCCCAGGATTTGGGCCTATCATCGGCCAATGATACATCAATGATAGACGATTTCCCCAAAGTTCCCCAGGATTTGCCTCTATCATTGGCTGATCATAGGCCGATTCCCCAAAGTTCCCCAGGATTTGCCTCTATGATAGGGGGGTCTCCCGGTATGAATGTGGAATGTGGAATGTTGAATGTGGAAGGGGGAAGGGGGAATGGCGCGCTGACGCCCGCCCCGCCCCCGCCTCAGCAACTCCGCATCGACGACAACGGCCCCGAACCAGACGAGCTTTTCCAGACCGCGGCGAAGTTCGCATGTGAGCACCTGCCAGCAGGCGGCGATGTCGGACTAACGGCATCGGCCATGCGCAGCGAGTTCCAGAAGTCGGCCAGCTTCGAGGGTAACCCGGCCGGGTTCTGCCTGGCCTACACCGCCAGCGTCCGCAAGTGGCGCGCCGCCTACGACGCCAACCCGGATCTGCGGACGAAGCAGGCGCAATGGTGGACCCGCGACGGCACGTACTCGCAAGCACCGCCAGCACCACGGGCGCCGCGAAGGTTTGGGCCGGTGGACTTGAAGGCCGGGCTGGAGGTGGACGATGCCTTGTAATCGCGGGACGGCCACCGCCCAGCTCAACCGCATGTCGAATCTCCAGGGGTTTGGATTCATGGCGCCGGAGACGTTCACCTCGCTCATTGACGTGCTCGCCAGTCATTCCGACGATGCAACGCACGCTCGGGCGGCGGTGGATCTCATACTGGGCCGAAAATCGCTTCCAACGGGGCCGCAAGACATCGCGGACGCGCTGAACGAGGCGAAGCATGGGCAGCCGGTAAACGAAGCTCCTAGGGCAAATACGGGCGGGTGCGGGCGTGAGGTTCCTGGGTTGACGTACTGGGACTACGATCCAAACTCGCGCGGGCTTGAAAAGATCCACCACCCAGCACGATGCGCAGGTGGAGAAATCCGCGTCACGAAGTGGGTGCGAGTGCAGGGCATGGTGGACGAGCAGGGCAACCAGCTCAAGCAGCCGTACCACTTCAGCGGGAAATGTCGCTGCGCTGGGGGCACGCTATGACACCCGAGCAATTGCAATTAATGGCGCTTATGCGCATGGAAATAAAGGATTTACAACGCCAGAATACGCTACTCCAGCGCTGTCTTGCGCAAGTATCGGCCGACCAAGCGGCGGTGTGGGAATTATTGCGCGTTCAAGGAGCGCTGAAAAAACATAAAACTTTCCGTTGACTTTGCGGAAAACTTCTTGTAGGATCTGAAATTGAGCATAGCTGTTTGCTTAACCTCCGACGGGGTTTGAACTGGCGGTAAACGTCGCCAGCCCTTACGGGCTTCCAATCGAGGAGATGCGCTTGGACACCTTGAAACTGGCCGGACCGACTGTGATTTGTGAAAACGCAAGCGGTAAGCGGCGTGCAATCAGCCTTGCAACCTTGCGCATCCTCAAAACCGCCGGCCGCGTGGCTCGGCTGATCCAGCGCCGCAAAGATAAAGCGGTAACGCGGGTGTTTTTGCTGGCTGAACCAAACGAGATCGCCACGCGGATAACGGCGCAAGCTACTGTGGTTAAGGTGCTTCCGAATACCTACACCCACCGCTCTTCGCTGATGGCTGGTCTGTGATGGAAGACGAAGTCGAGCGTTACGCGCAAAGCCTGATCGACGGCACTGACTACGCGAAGCAGAAGGACCATGAGGCACGTGTTCGCATGGTGGCGAAGTATTACGGCGTCAGCGTGAGCGACATGCACACTATCGAGAATGCCCTGATGCTTCCCATTCGTGGCTTGATTCAAGAGGCCGTCGCAAAAAATGCCGAGGAGATCGTAAGGGCGTTCGTTCGCTTATGCCAACCTCACCGCCCCGCTGGTGCTCCCGATGCCAAGAGGCCCACGCCGGCGCCTGCCCACAACGTCAACCAAGGGTAGACACCAGGCCGAACGCGACAGCGCGTGGGTATGACGGACGATGGCAGAAGATACGGGCGGCGAAGCGCGGACGTGATCCGCTGTGCGAGTGGTGCAAAGAAGCAGGCCGCGTGGTACTAGCCAAGCTAGTTGACCACTACTTACCACTGGCAGCAGGTGGTACTCATGATAATGAGAACCTAGTATCAATGTGCAGACCGTGCCATGGGTTGAAGACGGAGCAGGATAAGCGGAAGTATCCGCAAGTGTATAAAAACAAGACACAGTCGCGGTGTGAATAGGCTGGTCGGGTGGGGGAGTGTTCAATCCTTGGACGGTTTGGCGCCTACACCTCCTGGCCATCACGTGCGAGTTTTTCCCAACTTTCTGATTTCGAGTTATCAATATGGGCGCTAGAGGATTCCAACCACGACCGGACAGCAAGCGCGGCACCGTCGCCAACGGCGGCGTCATCCCCGAGCCGATCCAGGAAGACATCACCCCGCCAACTTGGTGCAAATCCGATCGGCTGAAGCTCTTCCAAAAGCTCGTCGCCGAGAACCGCGCCGCGGGCGTGGCTATCCGGCAGGTGGACGCAGACCAATACGCCGAACTGGCAGACGCCATGATCGAGCGGCGGAATGAAACCGACGGGCGTACCAAGCTGGCCTGGGGCCGGCAGATAGACGAACTACGCAGCCAGCTCAACATCGGGCCGCGCAACCGGCAACGGGCCGGAATCAAGGACACTCGCAGGCCGACGGCTATAAATCCGACGCTGGCGATTATTGCACGTGCAAAACAACGAGGGAACATGGTTTGACGCTGAATCGGTAGACGCCGCTTGCGCCTTCGCCGAAACGCTCACGCTCACGAAGTCCACAAAGAGCCGGCGCCCGGAGCCGCTGGTACTCCTCCCGCACAGCAAAAAGCTGGTAGCCAACATCTTTGGCTGGAAGCGGCCGGACGCATCGCGACTGATTCGCAAGGTATTCGCATCATTCGGGCGTAAGCAGGCGAAAACGCAGACCGCCGCCATCATCGCTCTGATCGTGTTCTTCCTGGACCCCGAGCCCGAGCAGGAACTGTACATGGCGGCGACCGACGCGCCGCAGGCGTCGATCTGCTTTGAGGCCATCTGGTCGATGATCCGCACGAATCCAGCGCTCATGGATCTGGTCAAGCCGACGCTATCACAGAAAAAGATCGCCCATCGGGAAACCGGCTCGATTATCCGGGCGCTATCCGCTGACGGCAAGGGGAAGCATGGCTATAATCCATCGCTAGTAGTTTTTGACGAGCTGCACGCCTGGGGATCAGCCGAGCAGGAACTACTGGCCGCTCTCACCACCGGCAGTATGTCGCGCCGGGAGCCGCTGGAAATCATCATCACGACGGCCGGAAGCAGCCAAGAGACAATCTGCTACCGCGAATACGAATACGCGAAGCGGGTTCTCTCGGGCGATGTCACGGACTCCTCCTACCTGCCGCTGATCTACGAAGTCCCAAAAGACGCCGATTGGACCAATAAAAAGCTCTGGCCGCTGGCGCTGCCGCTCCTCGAAACCGGCCACCAAAAAATCGAAGAGTACGAGCGTAAGTTCGACGAGGCCATGGCTCGCCCTGACCTGCAAAACCAGTTCCGGCGCCTGTACCTGAACCAGTGGACCTCGGCAGAAACCCAGTGGATTCCGATTCACGAATGGGACGCCTGCGCATCACCCACTCCGATTGACTGGGCGGAACTTCGCCGCTATCCCTGCTACGGCGGGCTCGACCTCGCCGCGGTTCATGACCTCACTGCCTTTGCGCTGTGCTGGCCAGTGGGCGAAAAAGTTTACTACAAAGTCTGGGCATACCTGCCAGGCGAGCGTATCGAGGACCGGAGCAAGCGCGACGGAGTGCCCTACGCACAGTGGGCGGCTGACGGCCACATCCGGCTTACTCCGGGAACTACAACTGACTGGCGCTATGTCACCGCACACATCAAAGAACTGGCCGATGAGTACGACATCAAGGCCATAGCGTTTGATCGCTACGGGGCGCGCGACACCGCCCGCGAATTGCAAGACGCTGGACTAGACGTGATCGACTTTGGGCAGGGCTACCAGTCAATGAGCCCGGCCTGTAGGCGGTTCGAAAAGCTGGTCTATGACCGGGCCGCTATCCATGAAGGCTCGCCGCTGGTCCGCTGGTCCGTTGACTGCACGCAGATCACGCAGGCGCCGGGAGACTTAATCAAGCCGGTGAAGCCGGAGCGGATGAAGAACTCGAAGCGAATCGATCCGGTGATTGCCATTGCGATGGCAACCGGGATTGCAATTATCGGCCAGCCGATTAAATCCATTTGGGAAGGAGGCAACCTTGACCCTTTTTGGCAAACTACTAACTAAGCTCGGGGCCTCTGAACCGCCAGATTCTGACTTCTGGTACCGCTCGGTTACGCCGTCCTTCGGCTCATTCCTCGGGCAGTTTGATAGCGCTGAAGGCGCCCTTCGCATCAATGCGGTTAATGCTTGCGTGCGCTTGCGCTCGGAAACCATCGGTTCCCTGCCCTGCCAGGTCTTCCGGCGCACCGGCGACGGCCGCGAACTCGCGCGGGACCACGAACTGTACTATCTCCTCCACGATGCCCCCAACGACGCCATGAGCGCGTTTGAGTTCTGGCAGGTGGCCGAGCAATCCCTGTGCACGGACGGCAACTTCTACGCCCTGATCCAGCTCGACGGCCGCGGCAAGGTGCGCGAGCTGATCCCGCTAGAGTCCTCGAAAATGGACGTTCGAAAGGACGCTGAAACTGGGCTACTGGTCTTCCTTTACCGCGAAGGCGCCGTCACGCGCGAGTACGTGCAGGGCGACATCCTCCACATCCCCGGCATGGGCTACGACGGCGTGACGCGGCTGAAGGGGATGAGCCCGCTGGCCTACATGCGCCAGTCGCTCGACCTAGCGGCCAGCGCCGAAACCTATGGGGCGAACTACTTCCGCAACAACGCGGCGCCAATGGCGTACATCACCGGGCCGAACGCGATTGCTGATAAGTCAAAATTCCAGCTCCTCGACTACATGATGCAGCGCTTCGGCGGCGTCAAGAACGCCGGCAAGCTGGGCATTCTCGACGGCGGAATGGAGATCAAAACAGTGCCCGTGAATCACACGGACATGCAGTACCTTGAACTCCGCAAGTTCCAGATCGAAGAGATCGCCCGCGCCTATCGAGTGCCATTGCACATGATCGGCGAACTGGCGCGATCCACCAACAACAACATCGAGCATCAGGGCCTCGAATGGGCAACCAACACCATCCGGCCCGAGTGCACCCGCATCGAACGGCGCATCAACATGCAGCTATTCGGGCCGCGCGAGTCCGCCGTATTCTATGCCGAGTTCAATTTGGATGCACTCATGCGCGGGGATTCCGCGGGCCGCGCGGCTTACCTTTCCGCCATGCGGAACATCGGTGTCCTGAACGCCAATGAAATCCGCGCCATCGACAACCGCAACCCCTACGAGGGCGGCGAAGTGTACATGGTGCAGGGCGCGATGATCCCGGTGGCGATGGCCGGGCAGACACAACAGAAGGCGGTGGCGCAGTGAAAACGACATTTATTCTAGGCGGGCAAGTCCTCGCCGAAAGTGCCGACGCGAAAGCACCGCGCGAAATCATGTTCTACGCTGGCACGCCCGTGCTGCGCACTGATGGCCGGAAGATGTTTCACCTCTCGTTTTCCATGGAGCCGGGCGCGGTGGATCTTTCTCTCCTAAATAGCGGCCGGGCTCCGTTCGTAGTGGATCACGTCGAAGACATCGACCACACTTTAGGCGTCATCGAGCGCGCCGAAATCAAAGGAACCGGTCGGGCCTTCGTCCGCTTCTCAGACCGACAGGAGATGGCCGGGCTCATCGGCGACATCAAAAGCGGCGTGCTGGCCAACGTCTCCATGGGCGCGCGAATCACCGGCGAGCTCGTAAAGGCCGAACCGGTCGAGAAGGGCATTCCGCACCTTCGCGCTACCAAGTGGCAGCCGTTCCACGTCTCGCTCGTCTCGCGCGGGGCCGACCCGTCCGCCCAATTTCTGAGTGACTGCCAAATGGAAGTACCGGCAGAACTTTTCACCGACCTTTCTGCACCCACTGGCGCGGCCAGCGAAGCAGATCAGAGCGAACAAAAGGCACGCCTGGCGCTGGCAATCAAACAGCGCCGTTTCCGCGTCCTTGGCCGCTAACCAATAACCAACCCGCGCCACAAGCGCAAAGGGGCAACCATGAAAAAGAAGCTACTCATTGAGAAGCTGGCCGCAACCACGGCCGAATATGAAGCGCTGCTGAAGGCGTCCGACGCCGCGGCTGATGTCGTAGCCCACCTCGCCACGACCGACGCCAAGGAAGCGGAATTGAACGGCATTAAGGCCGAACTGGCCGCCATCGAAGCTCTGGAAGCGAAGGCGAAGGCCAACGCGACGCGCGAACCGGGCCGGGTGACCAGCGACAACGAAGCGAAGCGGCCGTTTGCCAACTTCGGCGAGCAGCTTGCGGCCATTGCCTACGCCCAGTCGCCGGCTGGCTCGTTCCACGGCTACGGCGGGCAGATCGACAAGCGCCTGTTTGAGACGAACCTGGCCGCCTCTGGCGTCAATTCGACTGTCCCGAGCGAAGGCGGGTACTTGGTCAGCACCGACTTCTCGACGGTCCTGATGCAGAAGGCCGCCGAAATCGGGCAGATCGCGCCGCTGGCGTTCGATGTGCCGATTGGCGAAGGCTCGGACGGTATCGAGCTGCCGTACATCGACGAAACCTCCCGCGCCACCGGCTCCCGCTGGGGCGGCGTGCGCGTGTACCGTGCCAGTGAGGCCGACGCGCCCACGTCCACCAAGCCGAAGTTTGCCCGTCACGACCTCAAGCTGGAAACCCTCAAGGGATTGGCCTACGTGACGGACCGGCAGTTGCGGAACGCTCCGGCCACCAGCACCATCCTGGAGCGCGCGTTTGCGTCCGAGATGGCGTTTGTGAAGGATAACGAAATCTGGCGCGGTACCGGCGTCGGCCAGTGCCTTGGATTTGCGACGCAGAGCTACGAAGGCGCTTCGCTGCTGGTTTCAGTGACCAAGAAATCGGCGCAGACCGCCGCCACCTTCGTCATTGAAAACGCCACGTCGATGCTGTCCCGTTTGCTCGCCAGCCCCGGCGACACGATCCGCTGGTTCATCAACCGCGACGTTACCGGCCAACTTCCGCTAATGACCATCGGCCAACAGCCGGTCTTCCTGCCCAACGGAAACGCCTCCGGCTCGCCGTACTTCGGCACGCTGTTTGGCTACCCCGTGGTCATCGTGGAGCAGGCCGAAACCCTCGGCA